TCATTACATAATAATATTCTTTGATCTGCTGCTAATTCTTTATTAGTGTAATATGGATCAGGAACTCCAACACATTTTACATTTAATTCTTTTCCTACCCATTTAAAGATATTAGATAATACTTCACATATCGGACTATTCTTTTTATCAATTAATTCAATAGCTAGAAAGAAGTTTTCACTAAAATTTTGTTTATAAGTATCGACTAATTCTAAAAGTTCTTTTTTAAGAAACGATTTATCTTTTATAAAAGACTTAGCTTCGTCATATGACTTAGCATGATATGCCATCTTATTTGTTATTATAAAATTAGCCAACTCACTTCGTGAACCACCACTATAAACTATTAAGCCGTCTTTTTTATTAAATATAGATTCTTTATTAATCTTTGGAGAACTTTTATAGGTTTCTGGATTATGACTTTCTGTACTTAATTTAATTAAATTTTGCCATCCAATTTTATTCTTAGTTAAGATGTGGAAATAAGAACCATCAAGAAGATTAAACTTTTGACCTATAATTGGTTTAGTTACTGATTTTTCAAATCCATTACAATTAGAATCTTTAACAACACATTTGCCTTTACCATCTTGATGAGTCTCAGATGTATGACCACAATTTTTACAAGTATCTACTAGTCCTTTAATAAATGATGGAACTCCACTTAAATTTCCATGATCTGTTAAAGCACAAGAGGTTACTCCAATTTGATTAAGTCTAACAGAAATTGATTCTGGTAAATTAATAGATTTTAACAGAGAAAATGATGAGTGGCATCGAAGTGGTACGTATTTCATATATGCTTCCATCTCTTTCTGTGAATTATTCTATGCATTTGTGCATAACTTATATTAAACATTTTTGCTATTTTATATATAGTTATTCCATTTTTATATTTTTCTCTAGCAGAGAGAACTAAAGTATTGGTTAACTTATTAACAGCTGAATTTTCACCCTGTCTATTACTATGTCTTTTTTTAGAATACATATCTTTTATATTATCTGCAATAGTTCCTAAAAATAAATGTTTAGGATTTATACATATTCTATTATCACATTTATGACATACTTGTAAGGTAGAAGGAATTATTCCAAAATGAAATTCATAACTTAGTCTGTGAAGTTGAAATTGTTTATGTTTATAAGATAAATAACCATATTCACGAGTTGTTGTTTTGCCAATCCATTCAATACAATCGTTATTAAATTTGATTTCTGACGCTAAAATATCTTTAATAGATTTATTTTTATAATTACCACTTCTAAATTTTCTATTATAATCTATTTTCATAATCTATCAAATTCCATAAACGAACGAGGTTGATTTGTTTCTCTTCCACAATATTCACACTTATCAGCCACTAATGCACCACAAGATTTACAGTTTTCATTTTTTTTGTTTTCTTAGGATAAAATCTTAATGTGAATGGGTCATAACCAAAATTTGATAATGGGATAATACCACTATAATGATTAACGATTGTCTCCATCTCCACTTAACTTCCCTTCTTCTTTACGCTTTTGTAATTTATCTAAATTTTGTTGAGCAATATCACCTAATGTTAAATTCATATCACCTAAGAATGTAGATATAAACCACACTATATCACCAGTCTCTTTTCCAAGATTAAACTTTTGATCCACTGTTAATTGATCTACTCGTTCTTTTAATGCTTGAATATACTCAATGGGCAATTCTTTATTTTTATCTCTAACCTTTTTACTAGTCTTTCCTGCTGAAATTCCTAGTCTTGCTAAATCGTCTAATGTATGATAAATTTCCTTTAAGAAATTAGATGTATCATCCCAATCTTTTAATTTACATGGGAATAAATAATCTCGCATTTTTTCAGCAACCTCACCAACTTCTCCGAGTAGACCTAATATTGGATATATGACTTTAGCTGCTTCTGGATAAATTGCTGTAGAATAACATTGTGTTTGATATGCATTACATGTTAATTCAGTAGAAAGAAATGATATTGGATAGGATAGAACTGAATCTCCATCTTTTTTATAAGGATTAGCATATCCTATTAAACTATGTTGAACCAATCCATATCCTGTTTGTCCCTGACCTATGCCTTCACCTACATTAATAATTGGCATTTTAATATCCTAATTTATCTGGATCGTCTTCACTATCTGAGTATGGTTCGTCTATTATTGCTTTTATACCATTTACTTCAAATACTCCTGGTATAATAGTTATAATACATCGCTCAGTAAAAGGAGCTGTACAATCATATTTTACAGATGTAATCCCTTTTATTGGATTGCCATCTTGATCTGTTACTTCTATTTTTCTATGAGACGAATCTATTGTACTTTTAAAGTTTGTTGTACTTTTAAAGTTTAAAATTATTTCTTTCATTTCCAAAAATCTCCCTGTAAGAATACATATCTAAAGTTTTCTGGGAAATATCCAATCCCATTTAACCACTCATTATTAGCATAAACTACATCATAAGTCTTGCCATGCTTCAAAATTTCATTTTCAGAAATCCTGTCATGTTGATTAAGAAGTTGCCCATTAACATAAAGGGCTTGCCATTTGTCGCCTTTAACTAATATAACTTTCTTTCTCATTTTGAACCTTCTTTATTTGAACGTCCACCACCATCTTGATAATGCATCATAGAGTGTGAACCGTATTTCTTAACAACCTTTTCCATTCCTAGTTTTTGCAATTGAGTGTGATAGAAGTCACATTCATTCTGACCATTTTCCATTGTCTTTTTAAAGTGTGGACAAAAGCTTTTACATTTCCATTTCTTAGCTGGGTTATCTATAATTCTGGCTGGTTTAATATTATTTTTAATTTGCAAAAATCTTTTTTTAATCATCTCTAATGTTTTAGTTAAATCTTCTTTACCAAAACATATTGTTGTAGGAGATTTTGCTTGTGCATAAAATATAGTTACAGCTTTTGTCCTATATTGAGGAAATAGATTGTTAAGTGCATAGAAATAAATTAATAATTGTGGATCATTAGCTAAATCATAATAAGTCTTCTCTTTATCATTTGCCCAATCCCAGTAGGGTTTTCCACTTTTCCAGTCTAAATATTCTAATGTATCTGAATTTACTTCAGTTAAAAGATCGATTGTTCCTTTAATAGCTAGATAGCCAGTAATTCTTTCTTCAGAAATGGGATCAAGATAATCGTAATATGCCCAGGGTTCTCGTATTTCTATATCAAAATATTGTTCAGGAGCTATTACTTTTCTATTAAGAGGAGAGAACATTCCGTCATTCATCTCAATAACATCTTTGGTCCATCCTAAACATTCTTTAAATTCTACATCTGACCAATTGTGCTTGGACTCATTCTTGAGTGTGTAATGATTCCAGGCATATTTAATAGAATTTTCTACATCTAATTCCGATGCTAAGAAATACTTATCTAATTCTGGCTCATGAAATCCAGGTTCACTATTTTGTTCGCAAACTTTTCTTCTAGCTAGAAGTTCTAATCCTTTATGAACAATACTGCCTTTCTCCGTTTTAAAATTGGGTTTTTGCTTAACTCCTAAAACGTAATTAAGGAAATATTGCATCTGACAGAGAGAGTATGTTCCATAACTGGAACTTCTAATATAGAAGATTAAAATTTGAAGTAATCCATAAAATAAGTTAAAGTACTATCTTTATCTAAATCTGGTATAATCAAATTAAAACCTTCTATTTTTTCTAGTTCAGATTCGCTTTGGTGATTGTCTCCTGTAACACCCCTAAGAAGTTTTACAAGTTGACCACCATTATCTTTAACTGCTTGAGCTTCATCTATAAATCTAACATCGTCTATTATTGCAAGATTAACATTGTCTTTTTTAATCTGATTAAATAAATAATCGATCCAAACATTTTTATACATTCTTCTAATCATACCAGTGCCAAATTCTTGGAATACTTGGCGAGCAGTCATAAAACCAGATGGCAAATCAGAATCTTTTTTGCAAAACACTTTTAATATCACTTGATCTGATGCCATTTTGGAATAGTGTGGCAAATCTTCCCATTTATACTTTGTTAATGTATTTTTTTGTTCATCTGTTCCATAACATTGTTCGTATGTTAATCCCAAAACATTATGACAAAATTCTTTAATAGGTGTTGCATATGAGTATACTTTAGCTCCTACATTTATTAAAGATTTAGCTAATGTACTTTTACCAGATTGTTTTTTACCTACTATTCCTATTAAAATCATATTAATAATTCCACAATTTTAAATCTTCTATTTCTTTATCTGACATTTCACTAGGATTTTTTGGAATATCTGGAGTAAATATTTTGAATGATTTGGATAAATAACTTTTAATATTATTAATTCCAGATTCACCAGCATTATCTTTATCTAATAAGAGCACAATTTTGTGTGCCCAGGAACTCTCTATCAAAATACTTTGAGTGTCAGATAGATTAATTCCAAACAAAGCTACGACGTTTTTTACTCCAGCTTGTACCAATCTTAGGCAATCAATTGGACCTTCTACTATTATAAGAGTTTTATTTTTTTCAACAAACTCTTTTGCGTTAAAATAGTTGAAAAGATGGTCTTCAGCAGGAAAGTCTGTAGTGTGTCTCCACTTAGCAAAAGATGGTAACCATTTTTCTTTTGGACATTCATTTTTATGGAAAACTCCACACTTATCACACTTTGAATTTAATGATCTCCCTGTAGCTCCAATGACCATATTATTTTTAGATATGATAGGAATTACCGCTCTTTGATACATTGGATTGTATGGATCGGTATTAATCGAATCACCAACATGATATTGAGTTAGTATTTCTTTAGATAAATTTCTACTAATAAAATATTGACTGGGTATTGCAACTCTAGATTTAAATATGGATAAATCCCATCCTCGAACTTCTTCTTTAGGAACTAATCCTAAATTACTTATATCACTTATAAATTTATTTTTTTCTTGTAGAACTAAATCTATCTTTAAATCCTTCCATTCTTGACCAACCAAATTACATAAATAATCAATTACTGGTTGTAATCCAATTATTTTACTACTACCTTCATGCCAACCTAATCTATTCTTAGATAAGATGCCTCTAACTAATCCTGGGATTGTCTTTTGAAAAACATTTTCACATTTTTTAGTTCTACAAACCCATATGCCTCTTATGGAATATCCATTAGGATAGAAATTCCATGCATTAGCCTTGTCTCCATCGTGAACAGGACAAGAGCCAATATACATCTTACCACTTTTTCTACAATCTATATTTAAATCAGAAAATAAATCTTCAATATGATATGAGGCTAAATCAGATAATAATGAAAGTTTGGTATAATCTTGTTGAGATAATTTAAAACTTCCCATCTATTTTACCATTAGTTTCTAAATTTTGAGACTTCTCAACTTCACTCTTTAATGGACCTTCAGTAATTCTACCATATCCATATTCAGCTCTAACTAAAATATATTCTTTATCTGGAAGACCTTTTCCATGTCTTTGTTTTTTGATAACAAATTTATGAGTATATTTATTCTTAGAACCAACCTGTAATGCCATTTCTTCATCGTCTAGTTTTTTATAATAAATCAAATTGGAGGTAAGCCAGAGTATTCTATCACTACCACTAATTGCATTAGTATCCTCTCCATCAATTCCATCTCGATTTAATTGAACAAAGCAAAGAACTGGCACTTGATATTTAACAGCAAAATTATGTAATGCTGTCATCATAAATCCTAGAGCTTGGAATTCATGAATGGCACTTGATAATCCAGCACTATCCATTAACTTAATATAATCTAATACGATTAAACAATCTTTAGCATGTCCATTAGAATTTAATCCTACCTCTTTTTTAACCCATCGTCTCATAAGAGCTAGAGTTTCTTCAAACGGTTGACCTGCAATTGATTTCATCCAATATGGAATTCCAGATAGTTTAGCACCAGCATCTAATACTTTTTGTTTATCGGCTGGACGTTTACCAAATGAACCATTTTCAATATCATCTAGTGAGACATTAGATAAATTAGATAAATTCTTTAGTTTATGATCTTCTTGTCCCATTTCAGTATCTAAAACTAAAACTGGAACTCGATCAATAATATCAAATTTTGGATATTGATATTCACAACCACCAGCTAATGATAAGGTTGTATTCATACCAATATGGGTTTTGCCAACCCCGGATCTAGCTGCAAAAGTAGTAACTGACCCTTTTCTTAATCCACCACCAATTGCTTTATCTAATTTTCGATAACTAGTTGGTAATCCTAATTGTGAGACTGGATTTTCAGCAAGATAATGAATGTAAGCTTCTATATCTTCACCAATAGTTTTGGCATCATCTCCATTTTGAGAGAGACTATTAACAAAATTATCTATTGGAGTTTCTAATAAACTTAAAATATTAGTTAATGTTTCATCTCCACTAACTGATAAAAGATTTCCTTCAATAATCTTATTGATTTCTAATCCTGCCCGAGCAATTTCTAATTTACGAACCTTTGCTGCCATTTTTCTAATTGTTGATTTCTCAACTGGCATATTAAGAATTCGTCTTAGATGTTCTTTTTCGTCTTTACTATCAACCTGTTTATCAAAACCTAATGACTTTGCTGCTGATTGTAATGAAGGTAAATCAGGTACAGCATCTACATCTTGTTCAAAAATGTGTCGAAGACATTTATACCATATTTGATTAGAATCAATTACAAAGGATTTATCTGTAACTAAATCTTCTACTTCAACAAATACCTCTGAACCATATTTAACACAACCACTAATTATAGCTCTTTCTGCTGAAGGATCAAATAATTCATTATCCATGAAAAATCTTTCTTATACATTTTTTACATAAGTTTTCTGGTTCGTCCTCATTACCAGATTCTCGTTTATCCCATTCTTCTACTATATATTTCTTTTTACAATTATCACAAATAACTTCAACATCTTTAATTGATATACCCTGTCTGTCTCTATCTGAGACAACTTGCATACCAGTTAATATTTTATCTACAGCAAATTTAATCTTAGGATCTGGCTTGAAATTGTTCTTCTTAATTCCTACTTTGATACTTGATCCGTAGGCTCTTTCACCTTTACCATTATCTTCATCGTCATCATTATTAGTAGTTTTAGATACTCTAAAATTAGTTTCTTTAACTGGTTCTATTTCTTTAACCTTTTTGGGTTTTGAAACTTTCTTTTCTTTAATTTTATTTTTTTCAATAGCAGCTAAAGCAGATTTAGCAGCTTCTACATCACCCTTTTCAAGAGCTTCTCTTAATAATTTTTCAGGACTTTTCGGACGTGCCATTATATATTTCCTTTTCTTTATTCTTCATAATACAATCTAATAAACAATTATGCCAAGTACCACAATCTGGACAAAATTCTATAGGTGGTAGTAATCTATTATACATTAAACATCGTTTAAATAATGTATCTAATGGTAATGGTTTATTTCTAAAATTTTCATCTCTTATCATCTATAATTCTATCCATTCCTGTATATTAATTAATCTCATTACACAATCTCGATCTTCTGAATGATATCTTTTACAATCTTGACAAAAGGATATATTTAATTTACGATTTTCTACTTTATCATCAAAAATAATTATAAGTTCTTCTCTTAAATTACTCTCCATATTGTCTACCTCTTCTTCTGACATTACTTAATATTTCATAAGCTCTTGCCACTCTATCTATTCTATCAGCATATAAATATAGTCGTTTGGCTTTAGTATATGCAGCAACTCTTTGTAAATCGAGTTCTTGAGCAAATTGATTGTCTTTAATAGCTAAAGCTTTACGTTCGTCTGGAGAATAAGCCTTCTGTAAAGCAATCGACTCTCCTAATATCTGATTAAACTTTTCTTTTAATAAAAAAGCCTCTGCTTCTAGTCGCTGAGAGGCTCTACTAACATATGCAGAATATTGTGATAAGGTAATTACTGCATCTGCACATTCTTCACAAGTTAATTTTGTTCTTTCCTTAACTTCAAGATTTAACAGTTTTATGGCATCATCTTTTACATAAGGAACTTCAAATTTAGAAAGACCAACTCGTTCTTCCCAAGAATCCAATAGATTATTCTGTGTCTCTATCCACGGTTGTTTTTGAGAAGATTGTTCTGAGTTGTTTTTCCCATTTATCTGTGTGTCCGTCATCCAATTGCACCAATATTAAATTGTTTTGTTTACACCATTCTATTTTTTTATTATCGCGAGCCAATTGTTTTTTAAATCCAGTTGTACCGCCATTAAGAAATTTAGATGGTTTCTTGTGTTGTTGTCCTTGAACTTCTATTACTATTTTACGTGTTGGAATTACAAAGTCCAAATATAAATTATTTCCACAACCAGGAACTAAGACTTCTTCATAGGCTGCATCGAATGGAAAAACTTCTTTTAAAAGGAGACGTGCTAGTTTATGACCACTAGAACAATCTCTACCATTTTCCTTTTTTAAAACTAAACGGTATTCTTTATTATCTAATCCAAATACCTTCATATTATTATGGAAGTTCTATTTCCACTCCTAATTTTTTAGCCATCTCAGTTAATTTTCTTTTCTTATTTTCAGATTCACACTCTGGCTCATTATTTTTTATATCATATTCTAAAGCTAATTTGAGCAATCGTTTTAATTCTTCAATTTCTTCTTCTAATTTTTCTATAGAAGGTTGAACTGTAGGTTTTGGATATAAGAAATCATCAATATCTTCAATTTTAGGAATATCTTTCCAATATTTCTTTTCCCATACTCCAATTTTATCTTGAGCTATCATTGAATATACACACATTTATTTTCTCCAAGTTTTCTTTAATTTTTTCCATTTAATTTTTTCTTCTTCAATTTTATAAGTTTTATCATAATAAGGTATTTTAAGTCCTCTAACAAGAAATCTTACATCATCAATTGCAATATAATCTTCTTCTACTTGATATTCTCTTTTAGTTAATTGTATGAAGAATTTATTAATTATTTTAGCTTGAGATTTAGTTATTTTATAAACTTTATTATTAGGCAACCAAGGCATTCCATCAAACTCATAATCTCCATATATTAAATCTTCAATTTCTAAACAATCATTCCAATTATAATATAAATAAGAAATCCATCCCGCATTAAGTAAATCTAAACATCTCTTATAGGTTTCGGGACTTTCACTTTTTAAACCTTTAGTAATAGCTACATCACTAAATGGTCTAGAATATAAAAGAATATCATATGATAATACTCTAATATTCCAATCTTCATTATTTAAATTACCTACAAATATTAGAAATATTGTTGTTAATATTACAAACATTATTCTTCTACCTTTGGATTTAATAAATTTTTAATTTGTAATTTTAATTCTTCTAACCATTTTGATTGAGATTCTAATAGATTTGCTGCAACTTCAACTCCCTGAATTTTAACTTCATCTTCATTCTCATATTCAGTATCTTTTTTCAATTCAGGAGTGATATAATGGAATGTAGTCCAACCACCACCTTTAATTTCAATTAATCCATAATCGTTTGCTTGAATCATTAGTTCTTTTGTTTGATCAATACCTACACCATACTTTAAATATGATTCAGCTTTACGCATTGGAGAAGTAAGTGCTGTTGTTCGACATAACCAAGTTTGCTTTTGCCCGGTTGGTGGTTCTGTTTCTCCATCTCCATATTCATGTTCTGATTTAATAACCTCTAGTGTTACATCAGCTTGATATTTACCTTTTAAAGCAATCTTTTCTGAATACTTCTTACCATAACCACCAGTATTAGTATATACTTGAGCAACCATTAATATTATGGATTTTTGTGCTTTCACAATTGGAACGGCTATATCTACGAATTGACTGAATAATTTATTATTTCCACCAAAGTCTGAAGTGCCAATTCCTTTTTCAAAGATTGCTGGATTAGTAAGGGCTGATACAGAATCAATTAAAAGTACACAACCTGGCATATTCTTTAAATAAGACAATCCAATATTTAAGAAATCCACAGAGGACAATTGTTTGCCTTTAGTAGATTCAATAAAAGTTAAATTATCTTTGTCTGTTTTTAATCCTTTTATACCTTTAAGAGTTTGAACTTCTAAACGATGTTCAGCAGAAAGAACACATATATGTCTATTACCATTTTCGGGCTTCTGAGCATTTGCACAGAATGATAATAAACTAGTTGTCTTACCACTCTTAGGAACTCCAGATGTTAATACCCATGATCCTTCATGAATTCCTCCAGTAATTCTATCTAAACTTGGAGAAAAAGGAATAACCATTGGGGGATTATCTATTAATTCGTCACCAGATCTGACGATTCCTTTACCGAAGGCTTTTTCAATTTCTGCAAGTAAACTATCTATTTGATTATTTACTTCTTCAGTCTTTTCAACTTTTTCTTTTTTCTTTGCCATTAAATTTCATCCAATTTATCTTTGATGTTTTTATTTTTCTTAAATTCAGGTCTATTAAGTGGAGCATCTATTATATCTTCTTTAATAGGTTCTGGTTCTGGTTTATTTATTTTTAATAAATTAATTTTATGTTGTTCCATCTTTATTAGATCGTCTAACCAAGTAGCATTAAAAGAATATATATTTTTACCTTTTTTAGTTTTTAAGGCTGAAAAGATAGCTTCTATTGAATAGATATTTAAAAGATTTTTAGCAGATCTAAGTTGTTTTAAAAATTCTTTTTCCCATATAGGAAGAGTATTCCAAAACTTAGAAGGTAAAGTAATTCCTTTTGATCTTGCATGTCTATCACAAATAATTTCAGCTAAAAACTTATCAGCTGATATTAACTTTCCAGGACTAAATTTTGATGGATATTTATTTTCCATTAAAAACTTCTTCTACAGAAGGAATTTGAATTCCAGTTAATTCTTTAAATGTTTGACAAAATATATTAAATGTCTCTTCTGCTGACCATACTTCTATTTTACCAGAAGGTAAACATGGTAACTTCCTATTAGTTACTTTAAATGGAGTTAAACTATTTACTTCGTTAACCCACATTAAATTATCAACATCTTTGACCTTTTTAATTGCTTCTTCTGTCCAATCTAGATTGTACTTTTTACTAATTATCATTCCTAGTTTATCTTCAAGATTGGAATAAACTTTACCTAAGCATCGTTTAACTGGAGTGATTATATCATGAAAAATATATTCTTGAACATCATGTAATAGAAAATGTAATTTATAAGCATTTTCAATTATTCTAGTTCCTAATATAGAATGTTGTCCAACTGAATATGGTTTACCAATTGTTCCAGCATTATATCTTGGCATTCTGGATAATTGATAAGCAAAATCAAATGGTTCTATTTCATCTTCTCTTGGATCTAATAACCAAAGTCGTTTACCAGAAACTGTAGGTATCCATCCACCTATTCTTATAGAATCTCCTTTTAGTTCTTCATATTTATTAATAGCTTCATTTAAAGAGTCTTCTAATTCTTTAGGTATATCTGTTGCATCACCAAATTCTTTATGAGCAATTAAGTGTTGTCGTAATCTAAAAGTTAATAGATATTCTTGATCAGATGATATATCTGGAAATCTTTCACTGTCCATTATATATTAAACTTTCTCCAATTTGTTTTTCGTCATTAGGATCTCTCCATTCAGAATATAATCTTCTTAATTCTGGAACAAAGAATACTTGCGTATGAACTTTTTGTTCTTCTGGATGAAGGAATCCAATAATAAGTAATTTTTTGGTTTCTTGTTTCATGAAAAGCGAAAATGCTCCATCTCTTATCATATAAGCTGGAGCATTAGGAGGTACAGGAGTTATAATATTATCTCGAAATCTAACTATAATATTATTTATTTTTAAATTGGTTTCTTTTAAATATTCTTTAAGGCGAAGCCATGCGGATCTTTCTTTATATTCAGGTCTATCATTATCTTCAATACATACTGATCCATCTGATAATAAGGCTTCCCATCGAGTATTAGAAAGAAAACGATTTCTTGTATAATCATCTTCTTTCAAACAAATCATCTTTAATCTCTCTGATTGTCAGTTCGGAATTTATCAAATTGTTTTGCTGGAGCTAATTTTGTTTCAAAAGAAGCTGCTTGTTCAGTCATAGACACAATATTGTTGTTTTTGTTATTTGCACTACCAACAGCCAAACCAGATAGTGCCCTTTGTCTTTTGCTATCTTTGACTAATTTATCTACATCAATACCTAAATCAACTAGTCTTTTTGCTACTTGTTTTGCTGTCTTATTTAGTTTTTTACCTAATTCTTCATCATTAAAATCCATTACTTTAGATGTAAGATAAAAATCTTCAATTTCTGTCCAGACAACCTTTTTTCTTTTTACTTTTGATGTCATGCTAATCTTTCTGCACTTGCTAAAAATGTTGAATTACCATTAGTTAAAAATTTAACATAGTAAGTATAAGCATCCTCAGATACTGAACTAAATTCCCATTTCTCACGACCATTTGACTGTCTATGATTAATTAGAGATTCAGAAGAATCTTGAAATGGATTAAAAAATGATGAACCATTTGAGGTTGCTCGTTTAATAAAATAACGAGTCATCTTACCTCTAGTTCTTGGTTTAACTACTTTTGCTACACAATAATCAGAATCTCTATCAACTTCTTTACCATTATGATCTACTGCATCATAAATTTGGATCTTATCTTTTGAAGAAGAGCTTGTATCAAAATTTGATAAGACTGGTTCTTCTCTATGAGATCGATCAACAGTTGATTGCTTTTGTGTAGTATGTTGTGACTTTGCCATCAGAATCTTCTTCCTCTTTTATATCTATAATTGCTGTGGTCATTATAATTTGATCTTGTTCTGTAGGATGATCTTTATAACAACCAGCGAAATGACAGGTTCCCTTAATAGTTCTTGGGAAAGACATATCAGAAGCGCCTGATAATTTTGTACAACCGTATGCACAAGTCGCTCTAGCCCGCCATATCAAAGGTTGTCCATCATGGGTTTTAGCGTCTGGTCGAGTTATTTTTAATGAGCAGCACGCTTTTCCACACTTAGAACAACTAAGTATTATATCTTCGCCATTTTTTAAACCAACCTTTTTTAAGGGTTTTGGACCATCAATCGTAATTTTTATCATGTTTTATCACCAGTCTCAATATACTTTCTTTTATCCTTTATTTTACTTACATCTAATGGCTTAGATTGGTTCTTATCCCAATACCAAGGTTTCTTAGCTGCTTTTTGCTTTTTACCATGCTCACCTAATAATTCTTCTTTTTTCTTTTCCCATTGCTCATTTCCAAGAGATTTTTTATTCTGTTCTACTTGTTGAGCAACACTTTTAATATCTTTGATATGAAATCCTGGACATGCTTCTGGACTTGACCAATCTTTAATTAACTTTTGTTTTTTACATTTAGGACATTTAGCAGGAAAGTCTAAAGTGATAGACTGTTCAAAATCTATTTCTTTATATTTACAGGCTTCACAGATTACATCGTAATATATAACTATTCTCCTCTTAAAATTGGAGCTGTAGGGAGTCGAGCCCTATAGTAGTACTTGCAAGGCACCACGCTTGACCGCAAGCAGCCCCTTTATATCTTAACTAAAATTCTTTATTTTTATTAATAAAAATGGTGGATTATTTAAATCTACTATAGAATCTAATTTAGGTAGACAATTTAAATCTACAAAATTTGAATTATTCATACTTATATTAATAGTGGTTGGTTTAAATTCGTAAATTTTACCACTAGGCATTTCAACCCAATATCTATCTAAATTATTTTTATAATGTTCTAGAAATTTTAAAATATCATCAAAATTATCACATTCTACTTTAATCATTTAAAATCCACAAATTCTAATTCTACATTAGCTTCTTTAAATTGAATTGCTGCTTTATCCATATTATCTTTCCAACGTTCTTTTTTATCTTCTGGCATAAAAGGAGCAACACATCTAGTGATTCCAGCATTTATTACATAAGTACTACATTGTAAACAAGCTTGAAATGGATAAGTATATAGCGTGCAATTCTTTACAGATCGACCTGAAAATAATATAGCATTAATTTCTGCGTGAGCTATAGCATTTATTTTATAATCACGATTTTCATATCGTTCTACATTATCTATTACACCTTCGGCAAATCCATTATATCCAATTGATACTATTTTAGTGTTATTTTCTACTATAACGGCTCCACACTTTGTCGAGCTATCTTTTGACCAAGAGGATATAAATCTAGATAATTCAAGAAAGCGAAGATCCCATTTATGTCCACCACATGTACAATAAGTAAAATCCTTTATCTCATCATACGAAGATGATGAATTCCAACATTTCTTACATTTTCCAATATATTTTTTGAAATAGTTATCGGTATGCATTAATAACCTTTATTACAAAATCTAATTGTCTTAATGTTAAATTTGGTCCGGCTGGCGGAATGAAATAATGATTTTTACTATCTAAAGCATTCTTTAATGGATAAGGACAATAACCATCAAATCCAGGCATTTCATGCAATGGATAAAAAGCAGGTCTTACTTCCACACCATTTTCATAACAATATTCTCTAAAATGAGAATAACACTCTGTTGGTAATTTGAAAACTGGTAACCATTCGCTTGAATCGTCAACCCATGCTGGAACTATAGCTTCATATTTTAAATTTTCTCTATAATATTGAGCTATACGCTTTTTCCTGCTGATTATTTCATTAATATCTTCTAGTTGTCCACATCCTAGAGCAGCTTGTAAATGAGCTAATCTATAATTTGCTCCAATACCATCATGTTTGTAACCTCCTGTCGTATTACAAGTAGTAAAAGCTTTCATCTTTTTAGCCATATCATCATTATTAGTTACTAAACAACCACCTTCACCAGTAGTAATAATCTTATTCGCGAAGAAAGAGAATGAACCGACATCACCAAATGTTCCAATAGCTTTTCCATTTTTCCAACATCCAAATGCTTCTGCTGCATCTTCAATGAGTGGTATATTATTTTCTATACATAATTTACTTATAATATTCATATTAGGAGAATCAGAATATATATTAGCTACTACAACTCCAGATATATTTGTATTAGTTTTGATAACATGTTCAAATTGATTTAAATCCATTTGAAAATTCTTATCACAATCTAAATATAGTGGACGGTATCCAGCCAATACTAATTGATTAACTGTAGAAGCATAAGTTAGAGTTGGAGTTATTACAAATGTTTTTGGCTTACTATGAAAAATAGTTTGATAAGCAGCGAAGAGAGATGTTGTTCCATTACAGGTTAAAATTACATGTTTAATTCTTAAATATTCTTTAAGAGTATTCTCGAATTGTTTTTCGAAAGGACCATGATATGATAAGAAGTTAGAGTCTAAAGCTTCATTAACATATTTTTTCTGATTTTTACTTATAAAAGGTTCATATACTCGGATCATTGATTCATACCTTCAGGATTTCCTATTATATCTTTTAATTCTTTTATGTGATCTTGAGCATATTCTAATTCAGTTAGAAGATGGTAGACTGTTCCTTTACTTAATAGATTCTCTAATAATTCAATTGGTCTATTAATATCTAATTTATTTAAACATTTAGAAGTTTTAATATCTTCCAATTCTTTTCTATACCAATCTAATTCTTGAGCATAAAAATTGGGTATCATTAGTTTAAACCTTTGTTTAATTTACTTACTAAATTACAATAATCTATAAATTCTTTTTGAGTAAAATTATTTTTCATTATATTAATATCTTTATGAACCCATTGAATGTTATATTAATCTATTACTAATATAATTTAAAGATGGATGTGAAATTTTTACACTTGTATCACAATAAATACTTAGACCGAAAGTTCTAGCTTGATGACAAAGTTCTGGAAAACATCCTTCTCCAAAATCAAGATTATATTTTGTAAGTAATTCACCATTAATTAATGCGCAACTTCCAATTGATCTCATAGGACGAAGTCGTTGTTTGGAGGATAGAATTTTAAATAAATCTAAATTATTCCACTTTTCTCCACCACTTCCTTCAAATGCCCACGTATCATAAAATTGATGTTGTCCATTAATATCAAATGTTGGAACCGGACTTATACAAAATGTTTTATTCCAACTATGTTCTTTTGTCCAAGACAATAATTCAGATAGCATATTTGGTGGTGGGACTAAATCTGATTCCATCCATAGAATATATTTTGGATTTAATTCCTTGGCTTTATTAAGAACTAAATTTCCAATTCTTGATAAGTTTTTAAATCGTTCTTGTGAAACTATTGAGCCTACATTAGTAGTAGATTGTTCTTCTAGAAGATTAATATTTAATTTATCTTGATATGATTTAATCACTTCTTTAGTATTATCTTTAGAATTACCTTCAAGCAAAAAGAAAACTAGATCATTTTTATCAATATTTTCTTGATTAGTAATAGAAGAAAAGAATTTATTAACTTGATTTATATTAAATCCATGCCAATTTTGTGAATCACGAAAATAAGAACATATAGCTATCATGATTCTCCTCTAATTTCTCTTAATCCATTTTTAATAGCATTTTCTTCGTTAAGATACCATATTTGGTTTAATATATTCATTTTTAACCAACAACTTTCACCATTTTTATTTTCAAGTTTTAACCATAAAATACCTTTACCAGTTTCGAAATCTACTTGTCTATCATATTCTACTATTTTGGTCATATTAAATCCATCTATTTTGAATACATGCTGATGAAGGATGTCTTATAGCAGAGTTTAGATTACAAAATACTTTATAACCCTTTTCAATACTAGTAGTACATAATTTAGGAAAACATCCATCTGCAAAGTTTATATTATTTTTTCTAAGAATCTTAGCATTAAGTAATGCTGTGCATCCAATTGATTTCATTGGACGATTATTTGATGGATAATCTAAAAATTTTTGTAAATCATGTAATGACCATTTTTCTCCATCAATTCCTTCATAAGCCCATCCATCATAAAAAGAATCCATTCCTCTAAATCTAATGATTGCTATTGGAGCTAATGCTACTGTTTCATCCCAATTAATATCATTCTTTATGGTAGAGAGTAAAGTTCCTAACATATTATTAACCGGAATAAGATCTGATTCACTCCATAAAATATAATTATTATCAGATTTAAGTGCCATATCAAGACATATATTTCCAACTTCACTTAATATT